CCTTGACCAGCATCACCAGAGCCACCGTTGACACCAGATGCGCTATTTCCATTACCATTAGGGCCAGCAGCGCCACCACCGCCACCACTAGCGACACCAATTTCTCCCTGCTCTCCTTGAATACCCTGAAGGCCTTCACCTCCTGTGTAAAGAACATCTCCAGCAATTCCTTGGCCAGGACCCGTACCTTCACCGCCAGTATAAACAACATCGCCAGATATTCCTTGGCCAGGAGACGCCCCAATACCACCCGTCGCACGAATACCATTATAGTTATAAAACCATGTTGAACCACCGCCGTCAGCAGGATTTATTTCATATGGCCATACTTCTCCTGGCTTACTAATATCTGGTATATTTGTTTTTACTCCGTAGCCACCGCCACCGCCGCTATAACTTGCGCCGCTGCCAATAACATGTGCGGAGTGTTGGTCAGACCAATCATTTGGTACTGTCCAAGAAGAACCGTTAAGAAGATATATCCATACTCTATCGGCCATCAACCATGTTCCGTCACATGGTCTTGTATGTTGGCAGCAAACATATGTGCCTCGCCAAACTGTGTTTTAGAAACTACCATTGACTTTACTGGTGCTTCTGCCTTTGTCCAGCATTCCCATTCGTATGCATCTTCGTTTGGGTGATCTACGACCATACGAACCAATTTTGTATCTGCATCGTATACTACTAATAGGTTATTTGCCATTTTTACACCTGTTATTGGTTGTTCAGTTGTGTTATTTATTAGTTACTGTTCTTATTATTCTTTAACGTTTTCAATTATAGCAGTAGATGATTCTCTGTCTATTTTTAACACCCCAACACATGCTATATTCCAATCTTCTCCATCTCTTTCGCTAAAAGAAGGAACATCTATTTTCACGTGTTTGAACAAATATTCTTTCTTTCCTTCAAACACTCTCCACACATGATCCATAGAACCTCTGCCAGGAGCTCCTCTGGATTTGTTAAAACGTATCAAATATTTGTTCATCAAATAACCTCTGCTTGAGATTCGCATACCTGTGCACGTGGAGAAACACCTATATTAAAATGAATAAATTTTACTGGTTTTTCAGATCTGTTTCTTGTGAAAGAATGCGGAAGCCAAGTATCCATAAACACAAAATTACCAGGCTCTAAATCAAAATTCACCATAGAAGAAGCATAAGTTATTTCAGAGTTTTCTTTTTCAGGTAATGTGGAATACATCTTAACATCTCTTGGATCGTGAATAATAACTTTCATAGAATCTTTCTCACATTCAAGAAAATAGAACCCACAAAGTTTACCATTAGAACCATGTATATGTCTCTCATGACCTGAATATTTTCTATGTTCTTGACACCATAATTCGCTGATATTCATATTAAAATAAGACATATTATAACCCTGACTATCTAATATTTTCCATGCTGCATGACCTAACATGTTACGAAAATCGTCAATACGAGGATCATTATTAAAATTATCTGTTTGTATTAATGGCCAAATATCATCAGTTTCTGTTTTCTCTATTTTGTTTTCTGTTTCAATAAGATATTCATTAGTTATTTTCAAAAGATCCGGAATAAACTTATCTTCTTTAAAAGTATAAACCCCACAAGGAAAATAATAATTTGGTTTGATCTCAATATTATTCAAAATGTCCATAACAAATCTCCAATATTTTAAGAAACAGTAATAACAACTAATCCAGAACCAGGATTTCCTGGACCTGGCCCTGGAGGACAATATCCATTATTGCCCCAACCTGCTCCTCCAGATCCACCACCAGCCATTCCACCAGTTCTAGGACTACAATCATTAGAAGGTCCAGCACCAGAACCAGGTCCATAACCCTGCCAAGAAGCAATAGAAATTGTGCTGCCGCTTTGTCCATATCCTGTGTTTTGTCCGGAACCTCCTGCATAACCACCATAACTTGATCCTCCGCCATTACCTCCTGAACCACAAGGACCCCCTGCACCACCTCCTCCTGTTCCAAAACGACACCAAGATCCATCTGCTCCGCCAACACTACCACTACCACCATTAAATACTATTTGACCTATACCTCCACCTCCGCCACCAGCGCCTCCTGGATACAAATTACCACCACCAGCACCGCCTCCACCTGCGTATGCCATTATACCAGAATCTGATGAAGATGGAGGATAATTTTGAGAATTGACCCAAGTGGTATCTGCAGGAGCTCCTACATGTATATAATATGTAGCTCCTGATGTGACAGCGATGCAAGATCTTGCATAACCTCCACCACCGCCACCGCCACCATCAGCGGAAATATAAGTTGGTACGCCCACGTCATAAACAGTGGCATAATAAGCACCACCAGCACGTCCACCTCCACCAATACCTTCAATTTTAATATTAGTGAAACCATCAGGAACAGTAAATGTGTAATCTCCTGGATTTGGAAAAACAGTTACAACAGGATCTGGTGGAGGAGGAGGCGGTGGAGGACCATCGCTATAAATTGGTTTCCACACACCTTCATCTTTCACCCACAATCCCATTATATTACACCTTCAACCACAACCAGTTTTGATCGCCCTGTGCAGGATCTGGATCTAACGTTGAAATGATAATCTTATCATCATCAGCAGCAATCTTACCATTTCCATCAAGAATAGGTAAGTTACCTGCACCAGCCCCAGGAATCTTGCCTCTGACATTATCAGCAGTATCAGCAGCGGCTGAACTATCTGATCTTGCTGCAGTGTCTGCTTTTCTGGCAGCATCAACACGAACACCATAGCTGTCGACACCATTCCAACCCATAAGAGTAGGACTACCACCACCCCATGGTAGCTGTGAGTTCACATTATCAATTGTTATACCATTTGGTGCGACACCCTTCGAAGCATCAAACAGAACACCACCATTGCCTCTTTCGTTCCAACCAAGCATGTTGGCAACTGATTTTGTTCTGTAATCACCCCAGTTGGTTTCGTCACCGATAAGAGCAACAGCATTAGGATTCGGTGGACCTTCTGGACCTGTTGGACCTGGAGGACCAACATCGCCTTTCTCGCCTGTGATGCCTTGATCGCCACGTTCGCCTTGATCGCCTTTTGGACCAATCGGGCCTTCTTTGCCGTCAATGCCCTGTGGACCTTCTGGTCCTTGTGGTCCGACAATACGAGCAGCATCAACCCAGCCAGTACCATCTGGATCTTTGTCAATGCCAACGAACACATACACGTGACCGTATAATGGATCTTGAATGTTTGGTGGGTTATAAACCAGACCACCACCCTGTTGAATCTGTCTATCATCTGGTGGTCTGCCAGGACCATCAAAGTCTTTCGGAATCAAACCATCTTTGGGTAGTTCATCAGGCGTTCTGTTAGTAAAATCGCCTTCAAGAGTCGCAGTACGTCCTGCAGGTCCAATTGGTCCCTCTGGTCCGATAGGTCCATCTGGTCCGATGGGTCCTTCTGCACCACGCTCACCAGCATCGCCTTTTTCTCCCTGCTCTCCTTGAATACCCTGAATACCTTGTGGACCCTGCGGACCTTCTGGACCAACAATACGACCACCAGTTACCCAACCAGTGCCATCTGGATCTTCTGATGTTCCAATAAAAATATACACAAAACCGAATCTTGGATTTGTAATATCAGCTGGATTATAAACAAGAGCATCAGCTTCTACAAGCTGAATATCTTTCGGAGGCTTACCAATACCATCGAAGTCTTTAGGAATCAGACCAGTTGGTGGCAGTTCTTCTGGTGCACGATTAGTGAAATCGCCTTCAATCTTACATGCTCTACCAGGAGCTCCTTGATCGCCCTTTTCGCCCTGCTCGCCCTGTACGCCTTGTAATCCCTGTTCGCCACGTGGACCTTCATTGCCGATTGGTCCCTGATTTCCCTGTGGTCCGATTGGTCCTTGATCGCCTCTTGGACCCTGTGGACCAACAATATGACCAGCGTTCACCCAACCGTCAAACTCAACGCCAGGAGCACCAGTGAACACAAATAAAACGCCAGTATACTGTGTTTCTTTTGTTCCGTTGTATATAAGAGCATCGCTTGGTTGTAACTGAACCTCGTATGGAGGATCACCAGGAGCATCCCAATCTTTAGGTATCACACCATCTGGTGGTAGTTCGCTCGGTGTTCTGTTAACAAATTCGCCACGAAGATTGACCGTTTTACCTGCCGGACCTTCTGGGCCAGGAGGACCTTCTTTTCCGTCAGCGCCTCTTTCGCCCTGTAATCCTTCTTTGCCCTGTGGACCTTCTGCTCCTTGTATTCCTGGAACGCCTTGTATACCCTGTGGTCCACGTGGTCCTGCAGGTCCAACAATAACACCAGCATCAACCCAACCATCAATCTCAATACCAGGATTGCCAGTGAACACAAAGAGTTTACCAGTGTATAATGATATTGTACCGTTGTAGATAAGACCATCGCTTGGAGTCAACTGAATAGCAACAGGAGGCTCACCAGGACCATCGAAGTCCTTCGGAATCAAACCATTGGCTGGTAGTTCTTCTGGACTTCTGTTTACAAACTCACCACGAAGATTAACAAACTTACCAGCAGGTCCTTCAGGTCCAATTGGCCCCTGTGGTCCTGTTATTCCAGGAGGACCTTGATCGCCTCGTGGTCCTTGTGGTCCAACAGGTCCAGGAGGACCAGCAGTTGCTTCTTGCCATCTAACACCAGCTGGAGTTGAAACTAATACTTCACCAGTTTCACCAACAGAGTTATAAATGTCCAAAATCTGATTGACAAAAATACTTTCAAATCTGTTTTCTGTTGATCCAAGAGAAACACTATTGTTTGTCCAAGGACCAGCATCTTTGGCGAATGTTACACCGAATGGAATATTTTTTGTTGGTGAATCGGGAAGGTTGAATACGCAGTTAGCTGTTGTCAGCGCCGATGTATCTGATACAGGATCTGCATGTAATAGGAAATGGGGATTATTAAACTTGTCTTTTTGATATATTCTGAACGAATCTTTAAAATCTGTCTTACCATCAGAGTAACCAAAAACATCAAGAGTCCAGTTACCTTTTATATTAGTAGGTGTGTCGCCTTGATATCCAAGATTAAGTTCGCCGCCTTCTAATCCAGTATCACCGCCGCCAATATAAACTCTCTTAACGTTAAAACGAACATCCATATAATCATTATCTGGCAATGTAATAAACTGAACATTTGCAGTTGTGTTACCAGTGATATGAACATTTGCTCTGAACGTATGAGTATTAGTCCAGGTATAAGAAGCAGAAGTATTAACAGCGTACTTGTCCAAGAAAAGGTTAGCAAAGTTATTGTTAACCTTGATCATGGCGTCACGGATAGGATCGCCTGTACCGTCGTTAGGAGCCTTACCTACATTGATAATCTCCCAATCTTCAAAAGCACCTACACCTTTGGGGGTAGCATTACTGTTTTTTGGATCCTTTGCGGCCACTTGTCAATCCCTTTTTTTGGTTTGGTTTAACATATTTATTACTGTTGATCTGGTCTTGATCTTGATTATCCGATCTAATCTTAGTATTATCAGCACGTGTGAACGTCGTACTACATCTGACGTTATTAGCAGAGTTGTAGTAGAAGTATCTGTCGTCTGTAAGACCCGTCGTATCCGAATCAATAACGTCAATATCAGAAAGCAAGAACAGAGCATTGTTCGGGTTGGTGTTAGGTGTAACGTCTTCGTATACCATTTTACTTTCAGATATACCAAACTCAGAATACACAAACTTACCAAACATCTCAGAACCAGCTGGATGGAATGTTTGCTCTAAAATAGGCTTATAAACGTCAATGGTCTTGCCAGTCTGAATCTCATAAGAGAAGTCTTGGAAGTAATAACTGTCTTGAATATATTTGTCGTCGTCTAAGAATCCTTTTGTCGATTCCCAGTAACCCTTACCAACGCCATAACCTTTTTTGTTGACAGTGCCAATAATCGCTCTTGTTGTATCAAACTCTTCAATCTCACAAGACAACTCAGCGCCAGAACCTTTTCTGGATTTAACATATATCACTGGTAGATTCTGGTATCCTGAACCTCTGTTCTCAAGAGACACTTCGAAGATACCACCAACATCATCAGTAATAACAACACCTTCTGCCTGACAAGCATAACCACCACTGGAGAATACAACAACATCACCATTTGAATAGTTTTTACCAGCTTTGTCGACATATACTGTGCCAATAGAAGCGTATGGATACGCTTTAACAATCTCACCTTTCAGATAAGATTTACCAGAATTGTATGATGTAACTGCTGTGGCTATACTATTACCTGATGTTGGCGTGCCTGAAATAAGAGCATTTTCACCAAAAAGATTACCGTTTGAATCGGATATTTGATAATATGCAAACTGTGCAGGTATGATTGATGGATTTGCCTTATATGCAGAGTTTGCTGTAGAGTTAAATCTTGGCGAAGAATATGTGAACATGAATGTAGAGTTGACTACATTCTTGACTATCAGATCTTCTGAGTTCTTAAATACTTTACTGTTGTCTTCAATAACAGTAATCATGCTCTTTGGCTTGAATGCCTTATCAAAGAATGTTCCATTGCTGCCAACAAGATAAGAACTAAATCCAGCGGCAAACTGTCTGCCTTTACCTCTTCTGGAAATAACATTAACATTATAATAATCTTTATTGGTGAAACCAACCCCAAAATTGGACATTTTAATAGTTGTAATAGAGCCTTTATCATTGGTGATAATAATACCAATAGCATTGGTAGTAGCATCAATACTACTAACAGTAATGACGTCTCCGTTAGTATAATCGTATGTATATTGTAACGGTTTAATCTCAGAAACTCTAAAAAAAGATTCGGAAAAGGCAATACTACCTGGAAGTGTATTAGATGACATAGTTGATTTAACAAAAATATCAACTGGCTGAGTGTATAATGTGCCTCTTACCACTTCCGAGAAGTTGTATATACTTCCAAAATTGCCAGTAAGAAAATTGAACGCTTCTTTAAGCTGAGAGTTGATATTAACTGTTGGATCAATCTCAAACGGATAATCAGGATCGTCCAGTTTAATATTCATAAAGTCAACAATAAGATCTGTATTATATTCAATGTTTCTTGTGGTGTTTACGTTGCTAATATCCAATCTAGCTTCTGTTCCTGTATCATCATAAATGCTGTTATACAAAAACACCTGAGAGTTAGCAAGATACCCAAATCCGTTATTAAGGATATTGAATCTTAAAGCGCCTTTACCCTTTTTAATCTGTGAAACTTTGACAAGACCATCTCTACCGAATGATAGTCTGTCTTTATTGAATGGATCTTGATCAACAATCTTTAAAAGGTCGCCGTTCTTAAACCCAAATCCACCATCAATAACTTCTAATCCAGAAAGCGAACCTAATACCGTTGGTGCATTGATTCTTGCTTTAAAGTCGTTTAACTCTTCAAAAAGAACAACATATTCTCCGATTTCAAAATCAGAACCATCAGGAGTTATGTTTGAAAGATAAAGAACATTGATAACGTCGTTGTTGAACGCTTCTTTTGTCCAGTTTTCAACAACAGCAATGGTTGAAGATTCAACACCTATGATAGTTCTACCAACAAACCTATCTAAATCTGCATCATTACCAGAAGAAACTTCAAGATATCTTGGCTGAATCCAAATACCATCAGATGGCTTTAATATGTCTGCTCCTGGCAAATATACAACAATGTCTTCGTTATAAATCAGCTTAAACAGCAATCTATAACATTGTATTGTGCCTTTTGAACGATAAACATCCAAAATATGTTTTAGAAGAAACCTTTTATTCGAGATAATAGCGAATGGAATACCATACAAATACTTCTGCTGGAAGTGCGACAAAAACGGTTGTAATGTATCGTCAATGTCTCTGTATTCTAATAATCTTCTTGCTTCACCAACAGGTTGATCTTTTTGTTCTAACCATTCGTAGTAAGCCTTAGTGAACAACAGAAAGTTTGGCCCCTCTTCTTGATAGAAGCGGGGAAACTGATTTTCAATAAGATTAGATACGAACTTTTGAACCTTAAAATCCATTATTGTACGGTCTCACTGGCTGTTATTTCTACGTCATTCGCATCAATCATGATTATATTATCTGCTTTGGCAATAATATCTCTTGCCTTTGTCTTAACATATATTGAAATATATGTATCATAGTCGTTTGCTCTAAGACCATCAATCTGTATAATGCCTTTAGCGTAGTTCACAGAGCCTATTGTATCAAGTATAACAAGTTTATTATTCACTGTATATGTATAGATTATTAGTTTGCCTTTACCATTAGTTAAGTCGATATCACCTTTGTCGTTTACAGCAATACCATCATCTTCAAAAAATGAAAATGGATAGTTAGTAACTTCACCAGTAATAGGATTGACCTTATTATATGTGAACACCGAAGAAATAACAGAGCTCTGAGTGAATCTTACCTGATAGTTATTATTCTGTAGATCTTCTTCTGAAAACTCTTTGTCATGCATGTGTTTGACAATATTAGGATCAACATAAATCGCATTGTTCAATGTATAGGTCTCTTTGACCAGATAGTTAAACTTTGGTGCGATTCTCTTGATCATACGCAGATCTGTTTCGTTACTGGTAATACTTGCATCTGCATTATCAATAGCAGCAACCAGACGGCTGTATCTCAAGTCGCTATTGAAGTTCTCAAGATTGTCTTTGCTGAACTGTAATATGCTACTAAGAACCGCTGATTTGATTTCAGTTGTAGTTTTATCAGTAGAAAAAATATTATATTCAACTGCAGTCTTAACACCACAGAAGAAATAACTTGGATCAGTGAATTCAATACGGTTTGGAATGGCAATATAATCTCTCATATATTTTGCCACACGAGACTTAATATAATCAGGAACAATAACACCTGCAGTTGGCTTGATCGAAACGATAACGGTGCCATACTGTTTAGGCTCTACTGTCTCACCACCAATAATAGAAACGTCACCAATCTCTCCCTGAAACTTTTCACGAATCAGACTGTAATAATCGTCAGTTGATACTGCTCTTTGCTGCGAAGCGAAATAACGTGGAGCAGAGAATCTTACTGCTTCAATTGACTCTTGATTAGCACCACCAGAAGCCTCCATAGTAATGGTAATCAGCTGTGGCTCGGCAATACCGCCATTAATACGACCAAGATCGTCAGAAAGAGTTACGTTCTTAATACCATTACCATCAGCACCATTATTGACCATGTAATCAATAGTAATGGTAGAACCGTTGATTGGCTTGTAACCAAAATATCCATCGCCAAAAACAACTTCATACAGATTGTTTTCTGCTGGCTGAATAAAGAACACGTTTGACTGTTTGTTAAGACCAAATAATGTTTTTGCTCTCGTGTAAGGGGCAGTTTGACCACCGATTCTGTCAGTAACGTTAACAGTAACTGAGTTGATGTCTGTGTTTTTGTTTGATATCAGAAAACGTTGGTTCTCAATATCATAGTTCATTACATAAGAATCTTTAAAATAATCGCCTTCATAAATGAATACGTTTGAAACTTTGAACGTGCTATTAGGTGATTTAAATTCGTATTTTTCTCTGGTGGCAAAGTTAAACGTGCCATTTGAGTTTGTGCCAGTAAACTTTGTGCCTCTTGGAACAGACAAATAACCCTGTGTAATACCAGTGGTAAGAACATCAAACTCAATAATGGCTGTGGCCGATGTTGCTGATTGTGGAGTATAGTTCAGTTCTTTTGCATGGGAAACAATAGAATCATATCTCTGAGCAGAATCCAGGAACATCTCAGAGGCAACCATATTCATATAGAACGAGTTCAAATATGAATTATATGACATAACATCCAAAAGAACACTAATATTAGGTCCGTCAAAATCATAATCTTTGAAAGTGTCCTGTGATTTCATGAACTCTCTGAAGTTTTCTTTCAGAGTGTTAAAATCTAAGGAACTAAGAACTAGGGAGCTATTGGCCATTTATCTGACTCTTTTCAGGACTATGTCTAAAGTAATAGGTTCAGGATTATTTATTATCTGAAAAATAACACTAAGATTAATAGTATGTTCATCAACAGGAGGAGAACTAACAAAAGCAACACCCTGTAGATCCATATATGATTGACCGTTAATAATAACATCAAGAAGGTTTACTCTTGGCTCGCTATTGTCAGCGCAGTTTTGAATAAAATCCTTAATAAGACCAATGTTATCCGACCAGTTAAGCTCAAACAAAATAGTGTTTATATCAGACCCAAGATTAGGCTGAAATAATCTCTCACCTCTATCAGTCAATAACAGATTCTTAAACGACTGCTTAACTGCTTCTTCATTTGATACTCTGATCAACTGATTACCATACGGAGTTGTTTTAAAACTGGTTTTGAAATCCGAGAAAAACTCGATTTTCTTTTTTGCTCCTGTAAGAACATCAGCCTTTGTGATTCTTGGTGATGAAGATACCATTTAAACCTCTTACCTAAAAGTAGTTGGAAGACCAGGATTACCACCACCCTGAACTTTCGTGGTAGAACCTTTGGTAGTAATATCACCATCAGATTTAATATCAATGCCATTTTTAGAAATAGTTATAGAAGAACCACCAACCTTTAATGTTATTTTTTCATCAGAAGATATAGTTATCTCGCCTTTACCGTTGACTGAAATCTTTGCATCGCTGCCAATAGTCATATCTTTTTTAGAAGTAACACCCATTGTATCGCCAGACGACACACCCATAGCCTTACCAGAAGCTATGCCCATTTCGTCAGTAGATGTCATATTCGTTTTATTGGCGCTGAACAATGCCATTGAAGCGTCTTGTGGTGGCTTAACGTCTTTGTCGCCTGTTTGAAATATCATACATTTACCAGATTTTACTCTTGACTTATCTGATATAACGTTATCCCAGTTACCTCCCTGCACATGCGTGGCCCAATCACCTTCTTTGATCATTCTAATCAAAGATCCAGTAACAGCACCAACGTCATCACCTTCACGGTTTGTATGTTGATTGCCTGTGTTTTTAGTAACTGTATCGCCTTTAACAACTTTCATATCTTTAGTATCAGAAGATCCCATCAGGCCTTCAAACTTACCACCAGCGCCATTACCTTTAATAATGTTACCGCCAGTAGCTGTATATCTATCGCCTTTGATAACACAACCACCATCACCACCAGCCTGAACAAGATTTGTTTTCTCTACACCAATATCTCTTTGTGTATCATATTGTTCAGATGCACCTTTGACAGTGTATTTTCTTGTGTGACCTGGATTGAGATTGGTAACCAACTCATTATCATCTTCGTCATGCTCAACCGTTTTATAGTTGCAGCTTGGACTGAGTTGTGATGACCAAGTTTTCTTGTGGTCTGCTGGATTGCGATATACAAGTTTGTGTCCACCACATGCGTCAGCTTCGCCATGCACGTATCCGTACTTTGGCTCTTTCTGCTTATCGCTCACGCCATCTTTTGGTAGCTTTTTATTATGTTTCTTTTTTCCAGCCATGTTACACTGTCGTTGTAGTTGTTGGACTTAACTTCTTAAGAAGTTGACTAGTATTACTTAGTTGATTGTATGTAAGAGGAGGTGCAGAACTGCTACCAGAAGATCCACCAGATCCTCCACCGCCTCCTCCGCCACCGCCGCCTCCACCGCCGCTCTGGTTCATGAACTGACCCAGCTGACCTTGAAGATCTTGAATACCATTAATATTACCAATACCAAAAGCACCTTCGGCGTTCTTTTCTAAACCATTAAGATTGCCCATATTTTTAGTGAACTTTTCTAATGCATCTTTATTCTTCATAACGTCAAGAATAGTTTCTACACCAATACCAACAGTGCCAGGATGTAGCTGAGAACCTCCACCACCACCTTGACCACCTAACATTTGTTGTTGAAACTTTTCTACTAATGGTTGTAGTTTACCAAGTAGTTTCTGAAGAGGATTACCTTTGCCTCCTCCTCCACCACCACCAGCACCATTACCTAATGTGCTGTTTTCGCCATTGATAGTAATATAGTTGATATATTTTACTAATATACTATTCAGAATAGCAACTGTTAATATCTTTGGATTAAGATCATTTAATCCATTAGCAATATATGGAGCAAGTTCATCAGCAATACCTCTTTCTGCATCATTATATGCTTCTTCTGATGCTGATGAAGCAGGAATAGCATTTGGACTCATTTTAACAAATATTGCTGTTCTTTTTAATGTGCCATCATCAGGAGATACCCATTCTTGGTAACCTGGATATGGATCTTCGTCAGCAGCGTAATATACTCTTGTGTATAACTCTGGAATATCACTTTGCATAACAAGAGGAGAAGGTATAATCTTTCCATATGTTACAGTTTCAACTGGGCTGACTTGAATATTTGGACCTTGTGCGATAACTTCTGTAATCAAACTAACAAAAGCATTTCTAACAATACCTTGATATTCAGGAATGATGTTACCATAACCTTCATTACCTAACATTCTGTTGAATACAAATATCACCAAATCGTAACCGTATCTACTAACTAATATTCTTAAAGCGCCAGTGAATGCATCCTGAAATATGTTCTTTGTCGCAGCAGGAATAGAGATATTCATCTGATCTCTTACCTTACTCATTTTTTTGAACATCTGTGGAAGCATCTGCATCAACTGTTGTGGATCAACATTCTCCATAATCTCTGGTAGTTTCTTACCGTTATTATCAGAGGCTGTTGTTGGCTTGTCTTTGTTTTTGGCAAACTTATCACGAACGTCTGATAACTTCTTAGCATCATCAGCCATTACAGCTGGTGGCTTGGCGTATTTAACTTCTTTCTTTGTAATCTTTGGAGCTTTTTGTTTTATTGTCTGATTATTGAATATTGTTTTTTCTTCATCAAACGCAAGACTGCCAGAACCACCACCAGCGATTCCTCCACCTACACCACCACCGCTATCTTTTTTTGTGTATCCAGGATTGTCTGGTCCTGGCTTTTTTACATCACCACCACTACCTTTATCTGATTCATTTTTTACACCATTATCAGCCATTATTCCATACCCTCTGGCAAATCACCACGTGCAACAGAACCCAACACAATCGGATACAGCTGTGCTT